ATCAGGAGATCAAGATGGAAAATCAAAACATCGACTTGGAAGCTTTTGCAAAGAAGGTAGCTGAAGATACAGCTGCTAAGATTGCTATGAAGCAAGCCGAGCAAAAAGCAGCTGATGAAGCAGAAGCAAAGGCAGTAGCCGACGCAGAAGTTGAAAAGGCACAGGCTGTTGAAGCCGAAGAAATCCGTGTTAAAACTGGCGTACAAACTGGCGTTGAAGCCCTTATGGCAGACGTTGAAGCTAAGCTAGCTGAAAAAGACGCAAAAATGGACGAAGTACTTAAGCAGTACAAGTCTGAGTTGGAAGAGAAAAGCGAAGAAATCACTAAAATGCGTGAGTCTAAGCGTGTATTCTCAGATCGTTCAGATGACTTAAACACTGTCTCTAAGTGGGGCAAAGAGTTTATGAACGCACACCTTCTTGGTGTAATGACCGGTAAGGGCCTTGAAGGCACTGCATATGGTCGTGACATTATTGAAAAAGCCGGTGTAACTTATGCTTCTGCACAGCCTAACATTGCTACTGAAGTATCTGGTCAAATCGAGAAAGAAATCATGCGTGAGTTGAAACTTGCACGTGCTTTCCGTGAAATTCAGATTAATTCACAAGCACAAGTATTGCCAATTCAGCAAGACACTGGTTTGGCTACCTTCCAAACTGGAGCTGCTACAGCTGGTAACTTGCAAACTCGCGGTGGGGCTGCTCCATCTCCAGCACAGGTAACATTGAAAGCGTTCCGCTTGATCTCTACCACTCTTATGGATAACCATGTAGATGAAGAGATTCTTATCAATCTAATGCCTATGCTAGTTGAGTCAGTAGCACGTTCACACGCTCGCGCAGTTGACGACGCTATCTTGAACCACGATGCAACAGGTTCTGACGACTTCAGTGGTTTGATTAAGACAGCTGGAAACAACATCTTTGATACTTCAGTATCCGCTGCAGCACTTGCAACTACTTCAGTAGATGCAGCTGACTTCTTGGGTGCTCGTAAGATGATGGGTAAGTATGGTATGATGCCTGAAGAACTCGTGTATGTTATTTCACAGAAGCGTTACTACGATCTAATCGCAGATACTGCTTTTGCTGACATTACAGACGTAGGTTCTGATGTTGCTACTAAGCTCACTGGTCAAGTTGGTGCAATCTACGGAACTCCTGTAATTGTATCTGATAACTTTGGCGCAGAAGCTGATAATGCTTGTGTTGGCCTTGCAGTCAACATTCGTAACTTTGCTATCCCACGCCTACGTGGTGTGAATGTAGAGCAAGACTACGAAGTAATGAACCAGCGTAACGTTATCGTTGCTACTCAGTCACTTGGCTTTAACCAGCTAGTTGCTGACACTGCAACTGACGTATCAGTAGTTCGACTTAACGCAGTAGCGTAATAGCTAAGCTATAGAAACGAGGGGGAGTTCGTCTCCCCTAAGTTTTTACTAATGGACTTATAGAATATGGCAGATTTAATTACAATAGATGATTATAAGACCGCTAGAGGAATTTCTTCTATAAAAGAAGATTTAAAACTTTCTCCGCTTATACCTTCTGTGAGTCAATTAGTAAAAACTTATTGTGGTAATAGTATATTAGACTATTATTCAACCAATAAAGTAGAGACATTTAATATTGGGTGGAATACTCATGTAGTGCAGCTTACAGAAAGCCCCGTTAATACAATAGTTTCTGTAGAGAAAAGAGATTCCGTTTCAGAAAGTTACAGCACCGTGCCATCAACAGACTATTATCTAGACCAAGCGACGGATAGTGTACTATATGTAACGGGATCTACCTACAAAAACTGGCCTCTAGGGGCGGGAGCAATTAAAGTTACCTATACTGCAGGGTATTCAACTTGCCCCGCAGATTTAAGGTTAGCAGTAATAGATTTGATTACTTACTACCTAAAAGAAGAGCACAGAGAAACAAGAACTTTAGGAGGAGCAAGCATTCAAAATCCTAGCTCTACCAGTTTAAATGATAATGTTGGTTTTCCAGACCATATTAAGCGAGTCTTAGACTTGTATAAAAACTTTTAATGAGTAGTGCTAGCTTACTGGCTTTCCTAAATAGACTCGATAAAGAGATGGAAAGAGATGTCGAGGATTATAGAACAGCAGTGGGAAACAGGAAGTATACTACTCTTACTCATAAAAACCATAAGATACGAGCAGCTGTAAATCTTTTAATTAATTTAAATAATACTGCAGACTTTGATAAACAAGGGAATCAACTTAAAGGAACAGATAATGCCTATATATCTCCTAAAGATCTTAACAAGCGAATAAAAGATTTAACTGAACATCTCAGGACTATATTCTCTAACTATGCATCTACCAAGTCCGATGTACATTATAAAAAGATCCGAGCGGGATGTTCTGTTATCTTTGAAGTACATATAAATAAAGACGGCGCTCTTAGACGTAACTATGGTCAAATACAAGTTTTGTATAGAGTAGCATTAAATGACTGGTATACGGACCTTTTAGAGGCCTTAGGAAGACCTCAGGGTTTAAGAAGAAAAAGCGGAAGCAGTAATAAGATACACACCATTTCTGCGGCAGGAGGTGTTTTTAACTTAACTCATGAAGGAGGAAGTAACGTATTGCATCAAATGAATGATGCCGTATATGGGGCCTTAGATGCCACATATGGTGATGCTAGCGATATGTCAAAGATAGATAGCGAGTTAAAAAGATACCTAGATACTAAAGATTATAAAACATTTCTCGAAATCACAAAAAATGGTAGGCTCGGAAAAGTAGATGTAAGTATTTCTAGTGCTTTACTTAATGCTCAACAAGGCGCGGGAAAACTGGAACAAGGACTAGCTGCTAGGCTGCAGGTGGCGTTAAAAAATGCTATAGCAAAGTTAGATGTAACTAATTTGGACGGTTCAGATAGCTTAGAAACCTCTTATCGAAAAAAGTCGATAAAAGCAGTAACAGACCCTTTTAAAGCCATAAAAGGAGCAAAAGTAACAGTAGAAAATACTAAGATAGAGGAAAATACTAAACCTGCAAAGATATCAAGGACTTCTAAAGCAACTGCTGTATCAATGGGGTCCAAATCTTTAGGAAGAAAAAAACAAGTAAGAAAAAATAAAAGAAAATCTTCGCCTTCAAGGAGTACTATGAATGTTAAATTTTTAATAGGCATATTTAATCAGGAGCTTCCTACTACAGTAGCTAATAATATGGGAAATCCAAGACTTAACTTTCAAACAGGAAGATTTTCTAGAAGTGTTACAGTTTTAGATATTGCACAAACAAGACAGGGTTTTCCAAGTGTAGGATACACCTACCAAAAAAATCCTTATCAAGTTTTTGAAAATAGTAGTGGATCAAGGTTTTCTAGTACTGAAAGAGATCCTAGAGCTTTAGTAGATGTTTCTATTAGAGAGATTGCCGCAAAATACGGTATCGGAAGACTTTATACTAGGAGATTATAATGGCTAATGAAAGAGTTTATACATCTCGCAGAGCAAACATAGTAAATGCGTTAGTTGAACAATTTAAGGGTATAAATGGTTCCGGTAAAATGATTACGGATGTATCCGACAATGTTCATCCTTTTCTTAAGTTTTGGGATGAAATAGAGGATTTTCCGGCCCTACATATTAATGCAGGAAGCGAGTCTAGAGATTATCAAGCGGGCGGGTTTAAAGACAGGTTTCTTTCTTTAACTGTTAGATGTTATGTAAACGAAGAAAATGCTCAAGACGCTCTAAACGCTCTAATGGAAGACGTAGAAACAGTAGTCGAAGAAAACTCAAGACTACAATATAGAGATAGACTAAGCGCTACTCACTATACACAACAAATCACGGTCGTTAGTATTGATACTGACGAAGGTGTACTAGAGCCTCTAGGCGTAGGTGAAATTGCTTTAGAGGTTCGATATTAGAAAATACTTGCAAGAACAAACGTTCACGTTCAAGTCTTTTCAAGGAACATAGGAGAAAAACTATGGCACAACAACTATATTTTAGTCGCGACTCGAAGATGTTTATCGAGTTTAAAGGTTATGTTTGGGAGGTACCGGTCTTAGACGGGTTTAGTTTCTCTCAATCTACCAACTCAAGTGAGATTACTCTCGCAGAGATGGAATCCTCTACAGGTGCATCAAGGCGGGGACGAAAAGCATTTAACGATTCTTTATCTCCTGGTGAGTGGTCGTGCTCAACGTACGTACGACCTTTTAAAGCCGCAGCAGGAAGCACTGTGGGCACTGCGGATTTATCCGCAAAAGTACACGCAGTAGAAGAACTACTATGGGCCTTAATGATGGGTGCAGATGATTATACTAATGATCTTAGCACTAACGGAGTAAGTTTCTTTGAGAATTCAACTGCAATTCCTATCGCAGATACCGTCCAGGGAGAAACATATGAAATTGTAGCTGTGGGTACGACCGCTAACTGGACGGACATAGGAGCTAGTGCAGCTACCACTGGAATAATTTTTACCAAAACTGCTACTGCCGTTGTGAATACAGCAGCAGACGCAACTTGTAAGCGTATAGTAAATAAGCCAACAACTACTGAAAGCAGATTTTCTTTCCACGCTTCTAACTCGTCTACTTTTGAGCCTGCAAACCTGTACTTTGTAATTGGTGATTCAGATCGTAAAGTTATGAAGCTAAAGGATATTACCGTTAATGAAGCTACTCTTGATTTTGATATCGATGGTATTGCTACTATTAATTGGTCAGGAAACTCTAATGACGTAATTGATTTTGGAGCAAATACCTATACCGCAGCAGCGATTGAGAGTACCGGCAAAGCTATAGGAGACGTTCTTTTAGATAGCTCAGAAAACTTTAGACTATATGTCCATACAGCAGAAGGCGCTGTCACTCCTTATATCAATGAAGCTATTGATAGTACTGACAACTTTATTCGTAATCGTTTAACTCAGTTGACAATTACTACTACAGCTAATACTGTTAATTCTTCAAGTGTTGTCACAGCTTATGGAACTGCGGACCCAGACAAGGATGGAACTGAAGAACTAGAAACTAGTTATGACTTGACATTAACAGGCGGAAGTATTAGTATTTCAAATAACGTAACTTACATTACTCCAGAAGTTTTAGGTACTGTAAACGTACCTATTGGTCATGTTACAGGTACTCGTACAGTTTCAGGCTCTTTCACGTGTTATTTAACAAGTGACAGCAATAGTGATAAAGACTCTTCTGCTTTTTATGATGATTTAAGAAGTATTACCAATGTGGTAACAAACTCTTTGAATCTTACTTTTAAGGTCGGAGGAACTACTAGTACTGCACCACGTTTGGAAGTAAATATGCCTAACTGTCATATTGAAATTCCTACACACTCAATCGAAGATGTAATTTCACTAGAAAGTAACTTTAACGCACTTCCTAGCACAATTGATAATACAGATGAAGTTACGGTTAAGTATCTCGCATCTTAAAATTATCTGATTTAGTTTAAAAGGGGCTTAGGCCCCTTTTTTATTATACCTAGCAAAAATAGTTCTTGACTTTTATTCTCCTATGAACTATACTATACATTAGTCAAAGTGAGAGCTACCTCTCTTAAAGAGAAAAAATATGCCAAGCTATAATTTTAAAAGAGAGTCCCAAGTATTTATAGTAAGCGGAGGGCTCAGGTATAAATTAGACGTACAGGACATATCTTTTAGTCAAACATTTAGTGAGCAAAGTTATCCAGTTAAAACTCTTCACGCACAGAATGATGTATTTGAAGGTAGTATTATAAACAAAGCTAACGCCGCTACTTTTTCTTTTACTATACCGGCTATCACAGAGGCAGATTTTGAAATAGTAAGAGATAAATTATTAGATGCTGGCTCTTTTGACTTATATATTAAAACTTCAGCAGATACGTTTAAACTTGAAACCGCTGTAATTACAAATGGAAGTTTCGGAATTGAGAGATCTCGACCCCTGAGTATACAGATTCAAGGAGAAGCGTCAAAGCTTACTCGAGGAGCAGCTCTGGCAGGAACACTTCAAAATAGAAGTGCTGCTATGTCTTATACAGTACCTAGAGTTTCTATAACTTTAAATAGTACTCTACTAGACGGTGTAACTAGTGTAGCTATGGAATTACAGAATGATATTTCATGGACGCCCTACACTACTGTACATAACGCTCTGACAGTTACAAATGCCTCAAATACTATGTATCCAAATGCATTTGTTCTTTCTAAAAAAATACTCTCCGGTTCGATTACTCAATATCTTACAGATGCTACTGTATCTAATACATTAGACTGGGATACAGACGCGAGTCTGACTATAAGTGCAGGAAATGGTCTGGCAAGCCCTAATTTTAGAGGTTTTTCATTTGGGCCAGCAACCTGTAGTTTTACTAATCGGGTTAATACTGGAACGGTATATACTCAAAACTATGACTGGAGAATGGTAGAAAATGTCTCTAGTTTAGCAACAAAACTTAATTATATAACTGACTGAGGAGGTCAATATAAATGGAACTAAAAAAACTAATGGTGGATACAAAATCTATATGGATAGATTTCCCCGGACTAGAAAATTTTCAAATAGAAGTGTCAAACCTTTCTAGAAAAGAATTAACAGGTTTAAGAAAAAGATGTACTTCTAATAAGTTTGATCGTAAATCTAGACAGATTGTAGAAAATTTAGATGAGGACAAATTTGTTAAAGAGTTTGCAAAAGCAACTATTCAAAACTGGAAAGGTCTTACAATTGCACACTTAGAGACTCTAATTCTTATTGATACAGATAATCAAGATCCTGCAGCTGAGGTAGACTACTCGGAAGAAAATGCAGAAATTCTTGTTACAAATTCAACTGAATTCGATACATGGCTCAATGAGGTAGTCTTTGATTTAGAAAACTTTCGTAGTAAAGGAAAAACAGAAAGCCCTAGAAAGGTTGGAAAAGCTATTTCAGAATCTTGATACGGGTATGACTCGTGATAAATATTTCACGATGATGGAACAGTTAGATAAAGAACCTAAAGACTCAGAAATTCCTCCCGATTGGGAGGATCTTCCAGATGAAATGGTATATGCAATAAATACCTTTAATACTTTAGGGGATAGAGTATACCCAGATATAGGCTTTGTAGGAAAAGACTATACTAATTTAAATACTTATATAGAAATTTACGGAATTGAGGATAGAGGGTTCTTCTTAGAAGTACTGCAGTTTCTTGATTCAAGAGCTATCAAAAAGTCCCAGGAACAACTTAAAAGGGAGCACGATAAGCTAAAGAGAAAAAAATAGTGGCTAACGACGTTAAATTAACTATTAGAGTATCAGACAATGGCTCCCTTGATGTTGTTCAGAAAAAAGCAAAAGCAGCTGCTGATTCGCTTGGCGGTTTAGGCAAGGCTCAAAGAAAAGCTGGAGATGCTGCCGATCATTATCAAAAGAGACAAAAAGGAGTAGGTCAAGCAGGTCTTAGCAGTGCCAAATCTTTTTCAAAAATGACTACTGGTATTTCTGGAGGACTCGTTCCCGCCTATGCTACTTTAGCCGCTAATGTATTTGCTGTTACTGCTGCTTTTGGCGCTCTTCAACGTGCCCAAGCCACAGCACAATTAGAAGAAGGTCTAAAAATAGTAGGTCAAGCAGCCGGACAAAACCTTCCTTATGTAGCTTCTCAAATAAAAGATATCACAGGTGCTGCGGTATCCATGAAACAAGCCATGGAATCCACTGCTTTAGCAATAAGTGCAGGATTTTCAACAAAACAATTAAAAGAGTTAACCAAAGTCGCAAAAGGGGCATCCTTAGCACTTGGCAGAGACATGGGAGATGCTTTAACTCGACTAACAAAAGGTACGGCAAAATTAGAACCTGAAATTCTGGATGAATTAGGTATTCTTGTGCGGTTAGACGAAGCAAGCCAAAAGTATGCGGATGCAAACGGAAAGGCAGTAGATAGTTTAACCCGGTTTGAAAAGCAACAAGCTTTTTTGAATGCCACTATTGAGCAAGGCAAGAAAAAGTTTGATCTTATAGCAGAGTCTGTAGAAGCAAACCCTTATGATAAACTTGCAGCTAGCTTTGCAGACTTAAGTAAAATACTTTTACAACTTGTAGGTAATGTATTAGAACCTTTAGTCTCTCTTTTAGCTAAAAACCCTGTTGCTTTGTTTGGTGTTTTAACTATGTTTGGTTCTACTATTATTAAATCCATTCTTCCTGCTGTTTCCGATCTGGCAGCAAAACAAAAAGAAATTGCATCGCAAGCAGCTGTAATGGCTAAAAAAGCCTCTACTGTTATTTCCACAAAGTACAAAGAAGCACAGACTGCTGTCAAAAAACTAGATTTTTCTATCTCCCCTAAATATGTACAGTCATTAGAAAAGCAATTCAAATCTGGAAAAATCTCGGCAGAAGAGCTCAAAAAATCAATCACTACTTTAAAAATATCAGAAACCCAAAGAAACAAGCAAAATAAAAAATACAGTGGAGAAGCCTTAGCAAATTACAAGCTAGAAACTGCAGCTATAGTTGAACAGAGGCTGGCTATGGAGGGCTTAGCAGCAGCAGATAAACAAAAATATACTAAAGGAGCCGCATCTGCAGAAGCAAGAAAAGGGAGTAATGTAAAAGGTATTACAGCCCGTGGTTTTTCTGAGATGGAAAAAACAACTGGCGTACTCGATAAACTCGCCGTAGCCTATAAGTATGCCGGTCTACAGATGCAAGGGTTGACTGATAAACACAATAAAGGAGTAAAAGGACTTGCACGACTTCAGGTAGGTTTTAAAGCAGCTGCAGGAGCAGCTATGCTACTGGGCTCTGCCCTACTAAACATGATACCTTATATAGGTCAACTCCTGTTTGTTATCAGTCTTTTATGGCCTTACTTGGAGAAATTTTTCGGTAAGGGCGCGGTTGCAAAAGCAGCTGACGAAGTAAGTAAGTCTATGGAAAATACTTCTAAAATAACTGCACAACTAACCGTAAAACTAGGAGATTTAAGCTCTGCTGAAGAAAAATACATGGCAACACTTAAAGTACGCTCAGGTTTAATGGAACAAATTAGATCGGGTATGGCGAAAATTGAAGAAACCGCAGAAATTGAAAGAGCGACAAAACTTATAGAACTAAAAACCAGACAGCAGAAGGCAGAGCAAGATGTAATTAATATGCAAAAGAAAGGTATTTTTACTGCTGAAGTAATAGCTCAAATGCAAAAGGTAGCTACAGAGGCAAGCGCTGCTTATACAGCAATGGAAGAAGAAAAGGTTACAGTGTCAAACGAAGTAATCAAGGGTATGTTAAAAGAGCAAGTAATTCGTATGAAGGTCGGAGAGGGTGCTATATATTACGCTGAAGAAATACTGCTATTAGAGAACGAAATAAAAGCTTTAAAAGATGGGAAAAGTCAGACAAAAGAACAGCTTGAAGACCTTGACAAGAGGCTTGAAAGAACTACACACATATTTCAAGAAACAGAGGGAGTGATAGGAGCCTATGCGGAACTAGGCCGACTAAGCAGGAAAAACGCAGCTAAAGCACGAGCTGAGGGTAAAGAAGAAATCGATGCTCTTGATGCTATTATTAAAGGGACAGAGAGACTAGGGAAGTTAGGTGCAGGAGACAAGAAAATCGCTGTAAATGAAGCTGATGTAAAAGCTCTTGATAACATGGGAAAAGCTTTAGGTGTATCCGATAGTTTTTCAGGAAGTTTAAAAGAAAAAGCAGTAGAAACCAAAAGATTATATGAAGAGCACTTAGATGTTTTAGCAGAGCAACCTGCAATAACCAAAGTACATCTTGCTTTAGCCTCAGAACTAGGACAAGTATCAAAAAATAATGCCGCATTAAAACAAGCAGAGCTAGATGCCTCTTTAAGCGCTTTAGAAAGCGAGAAAAAACGCTTAAAATCTGCCTATGCTATAAAATTAGCAAAAGCAGGTAACGATGAAAACGCACAGTCTGTAAAAAAAGCTGCAGCTGAGTTGCTTGTTATAGAACAAAAAATTGCAGCAACTGACGATGATGGTTTTAAAGTTGGAATAGCTAGACTTAATCAAGAAAAACAACTGCTTGGCTTTACTGATAAAATACTCGCTTCGCAACAAAAACTTAATAGTATTAAAACTGCTTCTGCACGAAGATCTTTAGAACTGTTAAAAGCCCAACAAGGTCTTTCTATTAGTGCGGCAGATGAACTGCAGCTACTCAGAGACAGGAAGAAACTTGAAAATGAAAAAAACGAGGAAGGCAAAACTTTAAAAGAGCAAAAAGAAACAGCAGCTTTAGATCGTATACGGATTGAGTTTGATTTATTAAATCTTCAGTTTGCACTAGAAAAATCAAAAATAGAAAGACTAATAGAAGAGGATAAGTTGAGCGGCAAAGCTGCTGAGACCGCTCTTGACACTATTGATAAACTACGAGGAGGGGTATCCGGCGCAAAAACATTAGCTGTAGAAGTGAAAAAAGCTGAATTTGCTGATAAAGATGCGGAAGATACAAATAAAGAAGCTTTGTTAGGGTTAAAAATAGCCAAAGAAGCAAGAAAATTAGAGTTAGACCAAATAGATCTTAAAATACAAAACGCAGAGAGGCTTGGAGATAGACAACGGGTTCTTGACTTAAGAGACGAGCAACACAAAAAAATAATAACGCAACTTGAAAAAGAAAGAGGTGAGCTGGTAGAAGGCTCCGCTACTTATGAGTATGATCTGGCGCTAAAAACATTAGAAATTGAGAAACAAAGACTAGCTAAGAGAAAAGAAGATAGAGCCGCTCAAATAGCGACTATAGATAAATTTGCATCAGCTACTGGATCTGCCACGGTAGCCCAAGGAGCTAAAAATTCTCTGGCTCGTGCTGACAGGGCTGCAAATATAGCAAGCCTGGATGCCGAAGCAAAAAAAGACGGTCTTTCTGACGAAGACAGAGCCGCGAAAGTGCGAGCTGTAGATGCAGCAAAAAAATCAAATATGATCGCAACAAGAGAAGAAGCCTCTTTGTCTATGAATGCACTAGCCGAAGATCTAAGAGCTATAGGACCTGAAGGAGAGTTAATGGCCCTTACTTTGGATGGCATTGCTAGTTTAAATACTGCTTTCACTTTGTTAGGTGAAGATGGTGGAAGCGCTCTTGATAAAGTGAAAGGAGGTCTTGCAGTCGTAGGTGCAATACTTACTATGGGTTCGCAGATCCAGAAGCAGGCTTCTGCAGAAAAAATTAAAGCAATTGATTCAGAAATAGCAGCAGAGAAAAATCGAGACGGTAAATCCGCCGCCTCAGTAGCAAAATTAAAATCTTTAGAAAAGAAAAAAGACGCTGCTGCACGTAAATCTTTTGAAACACAAAAGAAAATGAAGATGGCACAAACAGTTGTTGCTACAGCAACCGGTGCTATAGAGGCTTACGCCACAGGAATGTCTATAGGGGGTGCAGCAGGGCCAGTTGTAGGTGCAATGTTAGCAGGTCTTGTTATTGCAATGGGAGCAAAAAGTCTTGCAACTATTGCCAGTACTTCTTATCAAGGAGGGGGCAGTTCAGGAGCAGGAGGAGCCGGAGCGGGTGCGGCCACCAGTATTTCTATGGGCAATAGAAAAAGCAGTGCAGACATGGCTAAATCACAAAGCGCCGCTGGAGAATTAGCATATTTTAGAGGTCAAGATGGCACAGGCGGAGCCGAAAACTTTAAACCAGCCTTTAGCGGTGCCAAGTATAGAGGTGCCGGAGGCAATGTAGGTTTTGTTGTAGGAGAAAGAGGTCCTGAGCTATTTGTACCTGAAACCCCGGGAAGAGTAGTTGCTAACGATGATATCGGCGAAGGCAATGTACAAGCTATAACTTTCAATATTAATACTGTAGATGCCACAGGCGTGGAAGAACTACTAGTTGAACAAAGAGGTAATATTATAGGTATGTTAAGAGATGCGTCTAATTCTTACGGGGAACCCTTTATGGAGAAAGTAGATACTTCTTCAATGACACCAACTCAAGGGGCCGGACTATTTGGTGGCGGTATAGAACGTGCATACGGAAGCAAGACTTTTAAAAGAAGATAAAGGCAGGAGACAATAATGGCAGCATTTACAAATTTTCAGGATGTTCTTCCCGACCCCAATAATAGTATTGGGGAAGCGGGACAAGTAGCTGGGACAGCAGGCCCTGGCTATGCTTCCGTAAGACTATCCTCTGAAAACAGCACTATGAGAACTAGAACAAATTCTGGGCGTCTTATTTCCAGAGCTATAGGTTATCACTTATGGAAAATATCTATTGAATATAACCCCATGACCAGAGAGGATTTTCAAAGAATTTATAATTTTTTAATTCATAAACGAGGGGGCTTAACACCTTTTTTTGTTTCTTTACCTCAATACCGTATTCCTCAAGACAGTGCTTTTGCAGATTTTATTGGCACAGTGGGCACAAAAAGTATAAATACTAGTGGAGCTTTATTGGCAGGTACTACTTCCGCAATTGTAAGTAATGAAAATAGTCTTTATAACGTACCTACCCATAGCCACCCTAAACCAGGTGACTTATTTAATATTGATGGGGCAAATTCTAATCATAAAAAAGCTTATATGGTTACAAGAGTAGAACTTAAAGATGATTATCATACAGCATCAGGCTCGCCCATAAATGACAGTGATGGTCTTGATAATCAAGTACGTATTCATTTCACTCCCGGACTAGCAAAAGCAGTGGCGAACGACGAAGACTTTCGTTTCTACAATCCTTTGATAAAAGTAATACTTTCTAGTGATATACAAGAGTATTCTCTAGGTACTAATGGTTTATATAAATTTGGATTACAGTTGGAGGAAGTACAATGACATTAAGGACTTTAGGGTCAAGCCTTTCTGCTGATAGTGATATAAAAGCTTCTTTACTTAAAAATGATGCTTTCGTATATGCTCATCTAGTAAAAATTGAAAAAGCAGTAAAAACTGTAACAGGAGACAACTCTCGTAAGGCTAGTGACTATGCTTACATTACAGATTCTGGTTTTGATATAGATTTTGATGATGGTTCTACAGATGGAAGTGGTGCTGCTAATGGCTCCCGTACATATTTTGCTAACAAACTAATTAGTACTGGAAGTATCTCAGAAACTATAGAAGCTAGAGCCTCCTCTATTAGTATACAGCTTTCTGCTGCTGCTTTAAATACTGAAACAAATATAGATTTTACAACGACTTCTTCTTCTATAATTACTGATGTTGATTTAGTAGATGCGGGTTTTGCAGAAGGTGATAAAATCCAACTCACAGTAACAGGCGCCGGAAACGCAACTACTCACAGTGGTAATTATTATACTATAAAATCTTTTACAAACAACAATAAAACAGCAGTAATTGATACTACTTTATTAGCCTCTGCTTCAGATTTAACAGCAATAGCTACTGAAAGAGAGGGGAAAATAACATTTTCTTCTGAAGAGGTAATAGGCTTACTCAATCCCAAAGAAAACAATACTACTTATGCAGGGTATATAAATAGAGATGTAAAAGTTTACAAAGCCCATATTCAACCCGACACTGGTATAATAATCGGATCTCCTTTTTTGCTATTCAAAGGTATAATAGCCTCTTCAAAAATTGTTGAAAACCCTTTAAAATCTTCAGTAATAACTTGGGTTATTAATAGTCATTGGGGAGACTTCGTAAATGTAAATGGCAGATTAACTTCAGACCAACATCACAGAGCTTTAGATGGTGGAGGTATACCAGATATCTCAGCACTTGATAGAAAAGAATATGCAGATGATCTAGGGTTCTTACATTCAGAACAAGCAATAAATTTAGTATCTATATATCAAGCTAAAGAAACGCGAACTAGGCTAGAAAAAAAGAAAAAGCTTTTCGGCCTTATAAAAAAATATACTAATGTAGAGTATGAAGTAGAGGTTGATAGAGAGGTAGATCTTAGATTTAATCTAGATGCAAAACATCTACCTGTAGTTTATGGTGTTCAAAAATTAAGTAGTTTTCCCGTATTTGTAGATACTTTAAAAACTGATGCAAAAAAAGTGTACGTAGCCTATGCAATATGTGAAGGAGAAATAGCTGGTTTATATGATATTTATTTTGACGATACGTCAAGTATATGTGTAGATAAAAATGATAACGAAGCTAGATCTACTCAGACTTCCGAAAATACTATAGACGTATTATGCAGAGGTCGAATGGATAGAGGGGACGTACTAGGTTCTACACCTGTGCTGGATCAGAACAATTTAATAGAGTTTACTCCGGATGAAGAGATGGAAGCCTACATTGATTCTCTGGGAGAAACACAGCAGTTTGCTCAAGAGATCAACCTTAATAGAATTCAAAGTACTTTTGGTATTAACGTAACAAATGTTTTAACTGGAGCAGGTATATCCCATGAAAAAGGGCACGTTATAACTACTCCTATAGATGCCCGGATTGTATTTCATGCAGGTAAAAGAGGACAAGTTGCAGATTCTTTACTAGTATCAATAGCACAAGCTAATAATTTTAAAATTCAAAGTGACTACTATGATAAAGCAGAAGAATACTGGGGCAGAAATCACAGACTTTTAGACACAGCTTATGTAGTGGTGGAATATACAATAGGAGAAGGAGAAACTGAAATACCTTCTTTAGATTTTGTAGTTAGAGGTAAGATACTAGAATGCTATAATTATGACTTTGCATATCAAGATGATCCTTCTCAGACTTCTGCTGATATTTCTAATTTTAATATAGGTGATGAAGTAGAAACTGTTTATACGGCTCTAGATTCGACTATTTTAAGTAGTGTAGTAATTGAAGACATATACACTTTTAAAGATGAAACAGGAACTGATACTCATAGAGTGAAATTTAAGTCTAAGCCTAATTTAAGTTTTCCTAATTTTTATATGAAAAAGGGGGCGCATAAATATTACTTACAAACCTATGACCATGTCATAGTATCAGGCACAGTAGCTGAAAAATTAGAGGCAGACTTGGACAGCGCAGGAGCAGGAACAACTAAAGGTATAAAAGTAACTGTTACATCTCCCTCAGGAGACGGCCAATCAGTAGCTGATGCTTTGCAAGACGCTGATCTAGCAAGCTTTAATTTTTCTGGCAGTGGTCTCTTCCACAGGCTTTTAAGACAGGCTATTAGTCGTCTTAATTTAAAAATCCAAACAACGGATAATGCAGGAGAACTAGATAATTTAGGTTCTTTTTCTTCCACAGATTTCAATAACTCAGATTTGGGAAAAATAGTACTCAAAGACGTAGTTAAGCTAGCTTCTGGATCCAGTAGTACAACTGATGCCTATGTAGGAAAAATTTTAGAACTAACTAAAGTTGAAGAAGGTGTACCCTATGTACAAGAAAGAAAAATTATATCGTATAACGGTACCACGAAAGTAGCTAAAGTAAATTTCGCTTTTGATCCGGGTTATATACCTGATGATACGTATACATACAAAATTAAAAATAATGGAGATAAAAGAGTAAGTATTAATCCCGCAATGCAATTATTAGATTATATATCTAATAAAAGGTATGGTCGAGGCTTAAGCGTCGAAAACGATATAGATTTAGAAGGTTTTCAGTTAGCAGCCCGAGACTGCGATACTACTTCAGATATTACCACATCTATCAGTAGCAGTACTAATGTTGTCGCTGATGATGTTTATAAGTATAGCAATAGTGCGGGAAAAACTTTATGGCAGGGTACCGTAAAAAACATTGCTTCTAAAAATAGTTTAAATGAAGTAACTTGGAAAGACGTAATAGGAAAGCTTGGACAAAAATGGCATGATTGGAAAACTTATCAAATAGGGGATATTGTATGGTACAATGGTTCCGTATATGAAAAGACTGTTAGTGCAGGATTAATACCTACCGATTTTAGTGCTGGAATATCTACTGTTTCCTCGCTGGCGCTTACAAAAGTATCCGGAAATGCTTCTTCTCCAACATCTCTTTCACTAACATTAGGGGGTACAACAGCCATGACCCCTGAAGGCAATCCTATAGTTAGAAAATTTTCAGAAAGCTCTTATCTTAGTGGCTATTCTTTGTATGATTGTGATGAGGTAAAATACTGGAAGTATTTAGGTTGGGAAAGTCAGAATCAACGACATGTTACTAGGCATCAGACAAATGCGGTAATTAATACCAATACTTCTGTTTTTGATAACATTAATAGTATGTTAGCACAGTTTAACGGTATGTTAAGATACTCAGGAGGTTTGTACAGCTTAGAAATTGCAGGAGCTTCACCAGATTCTTTAGATACTGTTACAGTGGACGGTACCGTATATACTCCTAGCGTAATAGAAGAAGAGGATATAATTGGTAGTATTAATGTTGAAGACGCAGGTCAAAAAGGTACTTTTAATACTGTATCTGTTTCTATAAAAGACCCTCAAAATAGATATGAAGACAGGTCTGTAACTCTTTTTAATTCTACTTATTTAAAAGATGATAAAAATATTCCAAAGAAAGGAGACATTAGAACCCCTCATATTACTAATTATTTCAACGGACGTATTAATGCAAAACAATACCTAGAGCGTTCAAGGTATGGTTTAAGTATTAATTTTACTATGGCACCTAAAGGTTTGCTTCTTCTTGCGGGAGAAATAATTAAAATTAACTATCCGCGATTTGGGTGGGTTAATAAAGAATTTAGAATTTCTAACTTAAACTTTAAAAAAGACTGTTTAGTTCAGGTAAGCGCTGAAGAACATCACAACGAAGCTTTTTTACTTCAAGAAACTAACAGAGACGCCACTCTTAAAGGTGCAGAAAGCGGACGAGCTCCTACAGCCCTGCCCTCTAAGCCTACAAGTTTATATGCAACAGATAATAATCGAGGAGGCATTAGTTTATCGTGGGCAAATTCTGCTAACTTTAATGCAGCTACACACTCTGTTCAGATATGGAGAAACGATAATGCAAATTTTGCAAGCCAAACTATATCAGCCGGCAGCTTTGTAGTGGGTCAAACATACACTATTGAAACAGTGGGCGACACAGATTTTCAAGCAATAGGAGCCTCAGCAGATACAGTAGGCGTTGTATTTACCGCCACAGGGGCGGGATCAGGGTCAGGAGAGGCAGCCTCCGCCTCAGCACATTTAGTAGGCACTACAAAAACAGATACTCATATAGATCAAATTATAGACGAGGGTCAAACAACCCGGTATTATTGGATACGTTATGCTGTAGTAGGAAATACACTAGGAAACAATACAGTTGCATTAAAAGAAAGATTTTCTCAGTACGAGCCTCTTTCTTCCAACAACGGAATTTCGGGAATATCAGACGGTTCAATAGATGGTTTAAGCGTTAACCTAACTAATGATAATGTATCTGTACAATGTGACCCAGACGGTACAAACCCTAATTTTTCTAACACAGGTACAACTATTAGAGCTTTTGTGGGTACCACACCTCTATCTAATGATCAAGATTCTCCTCATGATAACTCTTCTTTTAGAGTTTGGACTGCCGCTAGTGGGGTAACACCTGCAACAACTAATACTATTGGCACTTACACTTTTACCAAAGGAAATATTACGGCCATGCCCGGAGATACCGGGAAAATAACATACAATATTGTAATAAAAAGTAGTATAGGTACTGAAACTACTCTTCAAAAAGTACAAACTTTCACAAAAGCAAAACAAGGATCAACCGGTGTCAATACAGCAGTAGTTTATGCATACAGAAGGTCCTCTACAGCATTAAGTGAAACAGTCAAACCTTCTACTACTAGAACGTGGACTTTTGCAGATGCTAATTTTAGCGATTCTAACGGTGCTACTACTATTGATTTAGGAAATCAATTTGAATCTGAAATACCTGAAGGGGAAGATCCTTTATATGCTTGTACAGCTATAGCTTCTTCAATAGCAACTACTGATGACGTAACCTCTACTGACTGGTCATCCCCTCAACTTATAGGTGCTTCAGGTGTCAATACAGCAGTAGTTTATGCATACAGAAGGTCCTCTACAGTTCTGACAACAGAAAAGCCCACTACATCTGCAACATGGACTTTTGCAGATGCTAATTTTAAAAATGCTAGTGGTACTGTTATCACCGCTCTAGGAAATGACTTTCACTCTGAAATACCCAGCGGCACAGACCCACTATATGTCTGTACAGCCCTGGCATCCTCAGCAGAGTCTACAGATTCTGTAGTTACTGCAGACTGGTCCGCAGCACAACAAATGTCAGCAAGCGGAGAGAATGGAAGTAATACAGCAGTAGTTTATGCATACAGAAGGTCTTCTACAGCATTAGGAACTGGAACAAGCGATAAGCCTTCTACATCTGCAACATGGACTTTTGCAGATGCTAATTTTAAAAATGCTAGTGGTACTGTTATCACCGCTCTAGGAAATGACTTTCACTCTGTAATACCTAGTGGTACGGATGAAATATACGCTTGTACAGCTATCGCAACTTCTCAAGCTGCCACAGATTCTGTAGTTGCTGCAGATTGGACAGACGCCCAACTGCTAGTTCCTAAAGGAGCGAATGGTCTACCTGGAGAAGGCACAAATACAGCAGTAGTTTATGCATATAGGAGGTCTTCCACAGCATTAGGAACTGGAGCAAGCGATAAGCCTTCTACATCTGCAACATGGACTTTTGCAGATGCTACTTTTAAAAATGCTAGTGGTACTGTTATCACTGCTCTAGGAAATGACTTTCATTCTGTAATACCTAGCGGTACGGATAATCTCTATATTTGTACAGCTATAGCTTCTTCAACAGAGTCTACAGATTCTGTAGTTGCTGCAGATTGGACATCACCTCAGGTCATTTCAGCTAATGGGACTTCGGGAACTAATTCAGCAGTAGTTTTTGCTTATAGAAGATCTAGCTCGGCCCTAACAACAGAAAAACCTGATACTGCTAGGACTTATACTTTTGCAGATGGTACATTTAACAATACTGATCTAGGGAATAGTTTTACGTCTAACTTGCCAAGTGGTACTGCAAGCCTTTATGCTTGCACAGCTGTTGCAGCTTCCACAGGTACTACAGATGAAGTAGCTGTAGCAGATTGGTCTTCTCCTCAAGTTATAGCTGTTCAGGGAGCAGACGGAGCAGACGGAGCAGACGGAGCTAGTGGAATTACAACTCAAAATTCTTATCCCTACATGGGATGGAGTTCAGGAGATAACGCAACTACTTGGGTACCTTCAGGTACTTTAGATTCTACTGTCGCGTTTAGAAACGGAGGTACTGTTGTGGGAGATGTGACTATTCGAGGCACATTAGATACTTCAACAGGAAATGTTAGTCTTGCAGAAGTTGGAGGAGAAGACACAACTGATGATATTACGGTAACATATTCAGGGCAAAACTCTGACTCCGCCTCCGCCACGGTAGCTTTAAGAAATTCGGCAGATACTGCCACATTAGCGGAAGCAACTGTAATAGCAGTTGCATTAAATCTAGGTAATTTAGGTAAATAACAATGGATAATACATGCAGGGTTTATGGCCCGAACTTATATAGCAGAACTCTTTTAGATACGGACGTAGAACATGTAAAACGAATACTTTATGACTGGGAGGATTGGCCTTTAACAGATGAAAAAGCGGAATCTTTAACAAAATCATGGGTTAGAAAAGCAAAGTTCTGGCAAGCTCCTTTTTTCGAAGGCATGCCACGACAAGAATATACATTTCTGTTTTGTTTAAAGAGCAATGATCTTCCCGTATGTTTAGATAGAAGCTCTCAGTATGGCACTACTGCAGAGCATCTTTTATTAGCAACATGCCCTGATCATAGATTGAAAGGATATTCCCAAGAAGTTAGTATACTAACGGAAATATGTGCGTGGGATATCCATGGTATGACAAAAAGCACAGTAAAACAAGGAGTAGGAAGGAAAACTATAGGATCTAAAAACCCTCGGTTTAGTAAGGAGGGAACTATATCACGTAGTTCAAATAGATACATGCAAAATGATTATTTGGAAACAGTGCTTACTTTAGAAGAATGGACCGCTTTTAAAAACTCCAGTCTTTATTCTGAGTGGCTTATTGATTATACATTTTATCCAACTTATCCCGGAGACCCTTTATGAGCCTAGAATTTATTAGAGGACCAAATGTATACTATCGAGAGACAATTCCCTCTGACTTAGAAGATGTAAAAAATGCGCTTGTAGATTGGGAGCAGTTTCCTTTAAGTCTTGACAGAACAAAAAATTATTTAAAAGGACTTTTATTTGGTTTACGATACATTGAAAGACCTTATAGTGATACTATTCAATGTAGGGAAATTTTAACAGCTTGCAAAGTTTCTGATGATAGCTTTATTGGGGTAACTCAATATACTGTTTATCCAGGAAAAATTGTAGATATACTATTGAACGCAGGACTGCCCTCTATACGAGGCACAGGATTAATGAACGAAGCAGCTCTTTTAAGAGATGCAGCAATATTAACAGAACTTGGTTGTACCTCTTATACTACAAAACTTGATGCAAAGTTTATACCTAATTTAAGGCCTTATCAAACATTAGAAAGTACAGATTTTAGTTCAAGAGTAGACAGAGACCTGAGAACAGTTAAAGTTATAAAATCTGACTATGATATTTGGAGAGCCAACAATTCTACAAGTATTCCTAGCTATACTTATTCCGGAAATGATTATGTTGCACCTCATCTAAGAGATTAATTTAGTACTATCTTCTTATACTAAGTATGCTTTCTTTAATAACCTTTTAAAAATAGTTCTTGACTACGAATGTCCTATTTGCTATAATTTCACAATGGAGAGATTTAATGAGTGCAGCCACATATAACCTATCTATAGATCAAGGAACGACTTTTGCCCTTGACTTAACTGTTAAAGAAGCCGGAGTCGTTAAAGATTTAACTGGCTACCAAGCTAGGGCCCAGCTGCGCAGGACTAAGTCTGCAGCAACTGCTGCTGCTTCGTTCACATGCAGCGTCTTAATTCCAGCTTCACAAGGAAAAGTAAAGATGGAACTATCTGCATCTCAATCCGATGCCATAGATTCCGGTCTTTATTTTTATGATTTAGAAATTTTCACAGCATCTGATGTAATAGTGAAAAGGCTTATCGAAGGACAAATTGTTTTAAGCCAGAGCATTACGAGAGATTAAATGGCGGTAACTAATCTAATTGAAATAACAGAAGAAGTTATTGATATAACTGTAAATAATGCTACAGATATTACTATAGATCTTCTAACTGACAACGTTCAAATTGAAATTAATAATCTTGCTGTTCCTTCTATATTATCGGCCGCCACCTCTATTTCTTTTGGGGGGCATGCAGGCATGGAAGCAGATACTGTACAAGATGCCATAATAGAGTTAGCAGATAATGCCTTTAAGCAAGACACTACTCCTCAGGGCCCTGAAGTAGACGAAGGAGACACCTGGTATGATATGGATGATAATCAATTCAAAGTTTATAGAGAGACTGCTCCCACTGTGTTCGAATGGGTACCTATAATGTTAGGTAATATTTCAGTAGATTCCGATACACTTGACGCAGGGTCCTTTTAAAAGGGCTATAACGGAGAAGCTAAATGGCTCAAACAATTAAAATCAAACGCAGTAGTACTACTGCGGCACCCGGGTCACTTACAGCAGGTGAATTAGCTTACTCCGATAATAGTGATAAGCTATTTATAGGCGCTCCCGCGGATAACGCTATTACAGTAATAGGTGGAAAACTATATACTGATATGCTCGACCATGTTGCAGGAACTCTCACCGCAAGTAGTGCAGTTATTGTAGATGCAGATAGTAAGATTGATAAAATACTTACAGGTTTTGTACGTATTAATAATACGACTAATCAAATAGATACCTCGGCAGGTAATTTAGTTGTAAACCCTTTTGCCAGTCTTGTAATTAAAACAGGTACAGTTGACTTAACCACTCAAGCCACCGAATTCAAATTAATAGAAAACTCTGCTACCGCTGGAACTTTTGCAACAGCCTCTCATACTTATCTTACTTTCGATACTACAAACTCAGCACAGCTTATTAAATTCGGTAAACAAGTAGAATTTTCAGGTGAATATACTTTACCAACTACGGACGGCACTGCAGAGCAAGCCCTTGTCACAGATGGTTCAGGCACTGTAAGTTTTACAACCGTACCTAAAGTCCTTACTGTGAACGCCACAGATGATAGTACTACAGCCGATGTAGACCTTTTAGCAGATGACTTAAACTTTGCAGGTAGCGAAGGCTTAGACATTACTGTTGCTAAATCAGGCACAGATGTTACTCTTACAATTACAGCTGAAGATTCTACTGCAACTAATAAAGGTGTTGTAATTATAGATTCTGGGGAAGGTGTTAATGTAAGTTACTCTTCAGGAACTGCCACAATTTCAGGAGAAGACGCTTCCGCAACTAATAAAGGTATAGCATCTTTTGACATCACTGATTTTACAGTTGCAACAGGAGTTGTAACTTTAAACGCAATCACATTAGGTACTTCTGCCCTTAACCCGGGAGCTACTACAAGCTCTATTGCAGGTCTACAGCAATTAGACGTAGATAATGTACGTATAGATACAAATACAGTATCTACTACAGACACTAACGGAGATTTAATACTTGAACCTAATGGTACAGGCACTGTCAAAGTACCTACCGGATATAAAAATAGAGTCGGATTCAGCACAAATTCTTTAGCTACAAAAGAGTACGTTGACGCAGTAAAACAAGCTCTTAGTGTGAAAGATGCAGTAAGAGCTGCAACTACTGCTAGTATTTCGGCCACTTATAATAATGGTGCAGGAACTCTTACAAATTCAGGGTCACATGCAGCTTTTTCTATAGATGGAGTATCTTTAGTAGCTGAAGATCGTGTACTTATAAAAGATCAAACTGCCGGAGAAGAAAACGGTATTTATGAGGTAACCACAGTTGGAGACGCCTCAACAGCTTGGGTACTTACTCGAGCAGCCGATGCAAATATTGCTGAAGAACTTTTGGGGGGTACTTTTACTTTTGTAACAGAGGGTTCTGTACAACAAGATAACGGTTATATATTCACTCATGATTCTGTTCCTACTTTAGGAACTACGGCTTTAACCATAACTCAATTTTCATCTGCAGGTATAGTCACTGCAGGAGATGGTCTTGGCAAGACAGGTAATGATTTATTCTTAAACGATGACAATATTACTCTTGAGATTTCTTCAGATAACGTACGTATTAAAGGAATTTCTTCAACAGCAGTGGGCGACCTGCTTATAGGTGCAGCTTCTAATGCTGGATACACACGTCTTGTCAAACCTACTTCCGATACCGCACTACTTACTATGGGTACAGCAGGCACAGCCTCTTGGACTACAACTCTAGACGGCGGAACTTTCTAAAAATTAAAATAACCTCTTGCGTATATACGCATAGTATTGGAGGAGCCAAATGGCACAAACTATCAAATTAAAGCGTTCTTCTACTACGGGGAACGTTCCTACTACTTCACAACTCGATCTTGGCGAACTCGCTATTAATACCGCTGATGGAAAAATGTTCATTAAAAAGGATGTTAGTGGTACGGAGTCTATTGTCGAGATAAACGAAGTACGTCCCGGAGCCATAAACTTCACTGTGTCTACTACAGCCCCTTCTAATCCTGAGGTTGGTGATATGTGGAAAGATTCTGCAAACTTAAAAACTTTTGTACGCTATTCAAATGGCGGTAGCCCTCTTTGGATAGAGATTTAGGAGCACGTAAATGTCAGAATATATTTTTCCCTCAAATCCCTCTAATGGCGATACAGTAACCGTTTCAGGTATTACATACACTTGGAATTCTTCACCGGGTTACTGGACTAACAATGTAGTTGGGGAACAGCTTTTATCCGTAGGTGCAGATACAGGTACAGACGACACTATTAATGTAGGGGTTGATACTTTAAACTTTGAAGGTGGTACGGGTGTAACTACAACTGTAACTAACAATAACATAAAAATCGATGCAAGTCCGGCACCCGTAGCTTTCTCTGTAGGTGCAGATACAGGTACAGATGATAGCATTACTCCCGGTACTGATACTTTAAACTTTGAAGGTGGTACGGGTGTAACTACAACTGTAACTAATAATAACATAAAAATCGATGCGAGTCCAGCACCCGTAGCTTTTTCTGTAGGTGCAGATACAGGCACAGACGATAACGTCACTCCCGGTACTGATACCTTAAACTTTGAAGGTGGTACGGGTGTAACTACAACTGTAAGTAATAATAATATAAGAATCGACGCGAATCCAGCGCCCGTGGCTTTCTCTGTAGGTGCAGATACAGGTACAGACGATAGCATCACTCCCGGTACTGATACCTTAAACTTTGAAGGTGGTACGGGTGTAACTACAACTGTAACTAACAATAACATAAAAATCGATGCGAATCCAGCACCCGTAGCTTTCTCTGTAGGGGCAAATCTAGGTACAGACGATAGCATTACTCCGGGCACTGATACTTTAAACTTTGAAGGCGGCACAGGTGTAGTCACAACCGTAAGTAATAATAATATAAAAATCGATTTAGCAAGTGATTTTTTATCTAATAGCAGTTCTTCTTTAGTAGCCACAAGTATAGTTAGTGGCACCGCGTATGTTATTAAAACTCTAGGGAATACTAACTGGACTTCGTTAGGTGCTACTGCAATAACAGTTTCTTCAGTTAGTAGTTTGTCAGAAGGCACAGAATATATAATTAAATCTTTAGGCTCCACTACTACCCAAACGTGGACCTCTATGGGTGCAGATACTAATCCTGCTGTTGGCGAAATATTTGTAGGAGCAAGTGTAGATCTTGGTTCAGGAAGTGGTGAAGTTTACGAAACCGCTTTTACAGCAACTTCTAATGGTTCTGGAACCGGAACTATAATGAAAAATGCCAACCATTTTATAACTTTTATGGATGCTTCTAATGGTTCTAACTCCCTTCTTTCTAGCAGTAGTTTAACTTATAATCCCGGAACGGGGTATCTTCAGGCAGGCAATCTTCAAGGTAGTTTTTTTGGAGAGTTTGCAGGTACTGTTAAAGGTACCTTTATTGGTGGTTTAGGAGCTGATGTTGCAGCAGCCAAATTAGACGTAACTGAAAGAAATGGTTCTGTTGAAACCGACGATATGTATTTTATAATGGGCGATGGATTTTCAGGCGTTAGAGCTGTAGAATCCATGTCTAATATAAAATATACTCATTCTACAACCAATATAGAAGTTCCTGGTCTTACAGACGGTACTGCGGTTCTTAAAGGTGGTAGGCTTACGGGTGCAGTAACAGGTAATGTAACAGGTAATGTAACAGGTAATGTAACAGGCTATGTAATAGGCGATGTTAGAGCAAGCGACGCCTCTGTCATGCTTGACTCTAGTGCTAAAACATTCACGGGCGATCTTACGGGTAATGTAACAGGTAATGTAGTAGGTAATGTAGTAGGTGCTGTAGCAGGTAATGTAGTAGGTAATATAGTAGGGGATGTTAAAGCAAGCGACTCCTCTGTCATGGTTGATTCTAGCGCTAAAACATTCACGGGTAATTTAACAGGGAATGTACTCGGGGATCTCACAGGCGATGTATATGCCAGTAATGGTACTAGTAAAATTTTAGAAGCTGGTACTGATGGAACAAATGCAATTTTTACAGGTACTGTAGATGGTACGGTTACAACTGCTGAAAATGTTGTTGTAGTTGCTAATGAAACCGAAGATGCTAATTTATATCTTTTAATGTCGGACGGTATAAGCACTCAAGAGGCTATAGAGGCTAGTTCAACTCTACGCTTTAATCCTAGTACAGATGTTTTAACTATTGATACTCTTAACACCACTAAAGGGCTTCTAGAACTAGCGACTAGTAATATTTCTGAAGATGTTGTTGATATAGGTCTTTATGGCTACTATGATAACGGTATTAGTGTAGTATTAAGCGTTTCATTAACAAATGGAGGTTCCGGATATACCTCTGCCCCTGCTGTTTCATTTAGCGGTGGTGGAGGTTCGGGAGCTTCAGGTACTGTTTCATTAACAAATGGGGCAGTAACTAGTTTTAATCTAACCTCTAAAGGATCCGGGTATACATCAGCTCCTACAATAACTATAGCATCTCCCACAACTACATCTTTTGGTTTTTCATCCGGTAGCTTAGAAAGAATTGTAATAACGAATATAAGTCAGCAAGGAAACGCTAACGGCACGGACATTTCTATTAACGGAGGAGCGACGGCGACTGCAAATATAACTTCAAATAAAGTTGTATCTGCGACTATTACAAATGCAGGGTCTGGCTATACTACAGCTCCTGATATTAATTTTTATAACTTTTATTCTTCTCCGGGACCTCAGGGATATGGGATCGTAGGTGTAGAACTACCTACTGATAAAATTTATATAGGTACTACACAATTTACTTTACTTAACGAAGGAGATAAATTAACTTATAATGGCGGTAGTAGCCCTATAGGCGGTTTAACCAATAATACTGATTATTATGTACGTAGTAAAACTACAGAAGTTGGCGGGGGTTATATTCAATTATCAGCAACTTCTGGTGGTTCGACTATTAATCTAACAAGTCTAGGAGGCTCTAGCCATACTTTTTCATATACAGCCGCTACTGCAACTGCCTCTATATCTACCAATGTTTACAGCGGACTATTTCGAGATGCTAGCGCGAATAAGTGGAAGTTATTTAAAGATAGTCAAGTAAAGCCTGATACTACTGTTGATACTACAGATTCTCATTATACAACGGATACTTTAGTAGCAAATACGGAAGGCAATGTAACCGGTAATCTCATAGGTGATATATACGCTAGTAATACTACTAGTAAGATACTAGAATCTGGCACTGATGGAACAAATGCTACTTTTACAGGTGACGTAACAGGTGACGTAACAGGTGACGTAACAGGTGACGTAACAGGTAATATTGGAGGCACAACCGGTACATTTACAGGGGCCGTAAGTTTTGGCTCATTAACAGATAGTGGCGAAAGCATTACTATAACTAAATTTGTTGATGAAGCGGATGGCATTAGTAGTAACGACAATGATACTACCATACCAACATCAGCGGCAATTAAAAATTATGTTGACGGAGCAACTGTAGCCCCCGTTTTAGCTGTAGCTGCTACTACTGGTACCACCAATATAACAGTAGGTACAGATACTCTTACAATAACTGGAGGTACTGGTATAGATAGCTCTATTACCGGAAATACTGCTACATTGAGTATCTCATCTAATATGTTACAATTTGGAGCAGATACAGGTACCGCTTTTTATAGAAATTTCGGAAGTCTTTTAAATGTTATAGGTACAAGTAATGAAATAGAAACTTCAGTTTCTAGTAATCAAATACAAGTAGGGCTTCCTAATGATGTTACTATTGGTAATAACTTAATAGTATCTGGCAACTTAACAGTAAGTGGAACGCAGACAATTATTAACTCTAATACAGTTAATATTGGGGATAATATTATTGTACTTAACTCTGATGAGACAGGCACACCCTCACAGAATGCAGGTATAGAGATTGAAAGAGGTACTTCTTCAAATAGAAGTCTTCTATGGATGGAAGGTACGGACTACTGGCAATTTGATGGTTCTGCAAGCGTGTATGCTTCCAAGTTCATAGGAGATTTAGCTGGTGATGTATACGCTAGTAATGGTACTAGTAAAATTTTAGAGTCTGGTACCGACGGAACAGATGCAACTTTTACAGGTACTTCTTCAAACAGTAGTAATATTGCTACTACAGTTGATACTACTACGGACGATGTATTTTATCCTATTTTTGTAGACGGTACTACAGGATCAGAAGCTCCTATGGTAGATACTGGGTTAAATTATAATCCCGGTACCGGTACTATGTCTGCTACAAATTTCTCCGGAAATATTAGTGGTAGTGCTACAACTGCTTCTGGAGTTACAATTACAGAAAATAGTACAGAAGATGCAACTCATTATTTAACTTTTGTAAATGGAACAACCTCGACAAGAGCCGTACGCGTTGATAGTGCTCTTACTTTTAATCCTTACGATGATGAGGTTACTGCATCAGGTTCTTTCGTAGGTGCTTCTTTTGTAAAAAGTGGTGGAGCTTCTACATCTTTCTTAATGGCCGATGGAACTACTACGGACGTAAGTAGTGGCAAATATGCAATAAGTATAACTGGAGATGCCGGCACTCTTGAAGGGTCAAATAAAGCATTTTATACAAACGCAAGCAATATTAATGCAGGTACATTAGCAAATACGTATTTACCTGATTTAGTAGTTGATGATTTTGCAGATGCAGCTATTCAAGTAAGCTCTGAGTCTTTTAGTGACTCAGATACAGTACTAATGACAGCAAAAGCAATTGCTGATAAAATTGAAGACTATGGATACTCAACTACTGTAGGTACTGTAACAAGTGTTACTGCAGGAAATGGTTTAGATATTGGAGGTACTGGCACTGCTCCTTCTTTGTCAGTTGACCTAAATAATTTAACAGCCTCAGCAGTAGATGGGTCGGCAGATAGTCTTGCATTTATAAATGATACCGACAATACAAGCAAAAAAGTAAGTATTGTAAATTTTCTAGCCGATATAGCGGGAGCAGGTCTATCTCAATCGGGAGGTCAGCTTACTACAGCGGGCTCTTTAAATGTAGCTAGTTTTAATACTGCAGCGATTCAAGAGTCTACCGAATCCTTTAGTGACTCAGATACAGTATTAATGACGGCTAAAGCGATTGCTGATAAAATTGAAGACTATGGATACTCAACTACTGCAGGTACTATAACAGGTGTTACTGCGGGAACTGGTTTAACTGGGGGCGGAACCTCGGGCACTATTACAATAAACGTAGATGATTTAACAACTAATGAATTACACGCTGACAGCCTACAATTAGGCACAGAGTCCTTTGCAGATAACGATACTACACTAATGACTTCTGCTGCTATTAAAGATTTCGTTCAAGACGCGTTCAATCATAGTAATCACACAGGAGCCTCCGTAGCTCTTAATGGTGATACTTTAGAAATTACTAACCTTGCATCTACAAACTTGAGTCTTACAGATTCTGGTGATGCAAACAGTACTCATTATATTACTATGACCAGTGGAGCTACGGGATCTCAAACTGTTAAAACAGACGCAGGTTTAACATATAATGCTAGTACCAATACTCTTACTGGAGGCGAATTTGTTGGTGGAGGTTCTGGGCTTACAGGTTTAACCAGTGGTCAAATTCCTAATAATTCAGCAAATACAACAGGATCTGCAGCCAGTTTAACAAATGCTAAGAATTTTAGTATTGCTGGAGATATAACTGCTTCTACTATATCTTTTAATGGTACCGGTCACGTTGCCTTACAATCTACATTAGCAACTGTTAATAGTAATGTAGGACAACATGGTAGCACAACTACTATACCTGTAATTACTGTCGATGCAAAAGGAAGAATTACAGCAGCTTCTACAGCAAACATAGGAAACACGTGGACTATAGAAGATGGTTATCAAGGTGGCCCAACTGTGGTTAACTACTCTGTAGCGCAGGGCGAAAAATTAAAAATTACAGGGTCTAACGGCATTACCAGTATTATGACAAGTGCGGGCAGTACCAGGACCTTAGATATTGCTTTAGGCACATCAGGAGTAACCGCAAATAGTTACGGAAGTTCTACTCTTATACCTCAAATAACCGTAGATGCATACGGAAGAATCACTGCTATTACTACAAACGCTATTGATCATGCTGCCGCGGGAGCTACAGCAGGTACTACAGCAAAAGGCCTCTCGTCTTTTAACTCCTCTCATTTCAGCATCACTAGCGGTTTCGTTTCTCTAGCAGGTAATATAAGTAATACCCAGTTAAGTAACCCGAGTATTACAATAACAGACAGTGAAAGTACTCCTAACACCTCAACCGTAAATTTAGGCGAAACTATTACTTTTGCAGGGACAGCCAACGAAGTAACTGTACTAGAGAACAACAAAACAGTCACTATGGGTCTTCCCGACGATGTAACTATAACAGGCAATCTTACTGTAAACGGTACAACAACTACTATAAATACTACAAACATGGTAGTCGCAGATAGTTTAATAGAACTTTCTAACGGTACCACGGGGTCTCCCGCAAATGATGCAGGTATAGTAATAGAAAGAGGGGACTCTGATAATGCGTTCTTTGGCTGGGACGAAAGCGCAGATAAATTTACTCTAGGAACAGGTACTTTTACAGGTGCAAGTACAGGTAATCTATCGTTTACTACAGGCACTCTTGCAGCAAATATAACTGGTGATGTAACCGGTGATGTAACCGGTGATGTAACCGGTGATGTATATGCTAGTAATGGTACTAGTAAAATTTTAGAAGCCGGTACTGACGGTACAAATGCTTTATTTACAGGTGGAGCCTCTAAAGTATTACACGAAGCAGAAAATAGTGATAATGCAAACTACTATATACCCTTCTTTTCCACTCAGACAAGTACTACAGGCTCCGTCCCTAAAACAGATAGTGATTTAAAATATAATCCTTCTACAGGTAGAATTACGGCAGGCAATATACAAGGAAATCTTTTTGGTAATGTTACAGGTAACGTTACTGGTAATATTACGGGTAATGTTAGCGGTTCGATCACTGGAACTGTATCAGGAAACGCAGGTTCAGCTTCGGTTTTACAGACTCCTAGAAGTATCTATATTGGGACCGGTTATGTGTCTTTTGATGGAAGTGCAAATGTAGATTTGACAGAGGCCATGGAAGACGCTGTAGGAGCAATGTTCGCTAGTAATACTGAAAATGGTTCAACAATTACATACGATGATACAGACGGTACTTTAGATATTACAACTACCGCTCTTTATAATGGTACTAGTAAAAAATTAGAAGCCACTAGCACAGGTTTAGAAGTATTTGGACATATTTTACCAGATACTACTGAAACATACGATTTAGGTTCTCCTACAAAAAGATTTCGAAAAGGTTATTTCGACGCAGGCACAATCTACTTAGGAACACAAGAACTAACCGCGGATAGCTCAGGTATTACAGTTTCAGGAGATTTTACTGCTAATAACATCACAGGTACTCTTACAGGTAATGTTACAGGTAATGCAAGTGGTACAGCTAACTCTCTTACTACTGCTAGAAATATCACCGTAGGTTCTGGAGTTCATCACTCTTTTGATGGCTCTGCAGATATAGATTTAACAGAAGCTATACAAGATGTAGTAGGAGCAATGTTTAGCAGTAATACTGAAACAGGAATTACTGTGACCTACCAAGACTCTGACGGCACTATAGATTTAGTCGCTGGTGGCGGTAGTTCAGGAGCTACTATAGATATAGGTACTTCAGCTCCTAGCAGCCCTTCAGCAGGACAATTGTGGTGGGATTCAAGTGAATTAACTCCGTATGTGTACTACAACGATGGTAGTAGTTCTCAGTGGGTTCAATTTGTATCAAGTAGCTCTTCTGGAAATTCAGTAGTTTCTGTAAGTACTTCTGCGCCTAGTGGACCTACACCTGGCCAACTATGGTGGGATTCAAGCGATCTAACTCCTTATGTGTACTACAACGATGGTGGTAGTTCGCAGTGGGTTGAATTCGTTTCAGGCGGAGGCGGAGGAAGCAGTACTTCTTTAGTAACAGTTGGTACTTCAGCTCCTAGCAGCCCTTCAGCAGGGCAACTATGGTGGGACTCAAGTGATTTCACTCCGTATGTGTACTACAACGATGGTACCAGCTCTCAATGGGTAGAATTTTCTCCGGGAGGGCAATCTAACGCATATACAATGCCTTCAAACATAGGTACAGCGGGCCAAGTATTAAGAGTACCTGCTTCAGGAACTGTACTTGAGTGGGTAGACCCTCCAGGCACTGGAGTAGAAACAATACGACAAGATGGTACAATAAGTGTAAATACTGGAACACAACGCTGGTATGTACCTGCAAATGTAGTTATTACAAAAATAGTAGCTAGAGTAAATACAGCCCCTACTGGAGCTTCAATGAATCTTACGCTTAACAAAGTTTCCGGAGGTACGACAACAACCACAACAATGTCTATTGCAGATGGCGCTAACAAGGCAGAAAATAATTCGCCCAGTTTATCTTTGAATTATGATGATTATCTAACTGTAGATGTAACTCAAATTGGTTCAACACAGGCAGGACAAGACTTACAACTTATAATTAGTTATACATATTAGACTTACAAGGAGACTAAAAAAATGACCGCAATTAATTTTACAAATTCACCTTCTAACGGAGATACTACTACAGTAGCAGGAGTAACGTATACTTATAATTCTACCACTAGCAGGTGGGAAATTACTAGTGGTAGCGGCGGAGGTGGTAGTGCTATAGAAGTAGGAATTACCGCACCCTCTACACCTGCTGCGGGGCAGCTATGGTGGGATTCAAGCGAGTTCACTCCTTATATCTATTATACAGATACTGACAGCTCGCAGTGGGTTGAATTTTCTCCTGGAGCAGGTGGTGGAGGTGGTAGTGCTATAGAAGTAGGAACTACCGCACCATCTACACCTGCTGCAGGTCAACTGTGGTGGGACTCAAGTGATTTCACTCCTTATATATACTATACAGATAGTACTGGTTCCCAATGGGTTGAATTTTCACCTGGAGATACTGGCAGCGGAGGTGCAGCCGTAGAAGTGGGTACAGCAGCTCCTGGAAGCCCTTCAGCAGGTCAATTATGGTGGGACTCAAGTGATTTTACTCCTTATGTATACTATAACGATGGCACCAGTTCACAATGGGTTGAATTTGTAGCAACTTCTCAAACCTCAGGATCCGCAGCTACATTGACTACTGCTAGAAATATAGGCGGAGTGTCTTTTGATGGGTCCGCTGATATTATACCCAATATAGTAACGGATACCACGCCTCAGTTAGGGGGCCCTTTGGATGTTAATGGTCAGGATATTGTAACTATAAGTAATGGAGATATAGATTTAGATCCAAATGGCTCAGGTGTTGTAGTGTTTAAAGGAAATGCGACGAAAGGTTCTGGACAATTTAAGCTTAACTGCGAAAATAATTCACATGGTATAACTATAAAAGGACCTCCTCATAGTGCTGGTGCAAGTTATACTCTAACTTTGCCAGATGACGATGGTACTGCGGATCAAGTTCTAAAAACAGATGGATCAGGTGCTTTAAGTTGGGGAGATCAGGGAGGAGTAGCAACTTATGCAACTATAGCTCTTCTAGTTGCTGCTACGGGAATGACTACCTCGGACTTGGCATTTGTAACTGCAAATAATAATCTTTATCTATATACAGGTACAGGTTGGTTTAAAGTAGCTACTGTGGAAAATAACTCTCCTACTGCTATTACTGGAGTAGGGGCTACTACTAGTTTGGCGGACGACGGGACTGCTACAGTTATTACAGCAGTCTCTACAGACCCAGAAGGTTTTCCACTTACATGGTCTTATTCTGTCACTACGGGTTCTTTGACCAATGGAGGAGGGGCGACTGCTACAGTCTCTCAGGCTGATAACGTATTTACTATTACTCCTACAACTACTGAAGCATACGCGGGGTCTTTTTCTATTACTTTTAGTGCTACTGATGGAACTAATGCTGTTACCGCGATAAGTGCTTTTACATTACAATTTAATTATGATTGGGCTAATACCTCTCAGCAACAAAGAATAATAGCATCAGATGGCGCCCAAAACTGGGGTTTTGGTAATGCAGTAAGCATAGACGGTGAGACACTTGTTGTAAGTGCCTACGGCTCAACAGTCAGCTACCAAGCTAGTTCGGGTTCCGCGTATGTCTGGACTCGTTCTGGCACTACTTGGACTCAGCAACAAAAATTAACAGCAGGCGATTATGCGGCTGGCGACTGGTTCGGAACATCAATAGATATGGAAGGAGATACAATAATAGTAGGAGCACCCGAGGAAGACGCTGCAGCAGATCGTGCGGGTGCAGCATATATTTTTACTCGTTCCGGTACTACATGGTCTCAACAAGCCAAAATAACAGCATCAGATGCACAGGCTAGTGACCTATTCGGAATAGACGTAGCTATATCTGGAAATACAGTAGTAGTAGGAGCTTATTGGGAGGATACCGGAGGAAGCGCCGCGGGTGCAGCATATGTCTTTACCCGTTCCGGCACTACTTGGTCTCAACAACAAAAACTACAAGCATCAAACGCAGGGGCCAATGATCAGTTCGGAGGTGCAGTAGATATAGACGGAGATACAATAGTAGTAGGAGCCATATATGAAGATACAGGATTCACAAATACGGGTACAGCATACGTCTTTACTCGTTCTGGTACTACTTGGACTCAGCAACAAATGCTACAAGCATCAGATGCAGCGCAATATGACGAACTAGGATGGTCAGTAGCAATATCAGGAGATACAATAGCAGCAGGTGCCAGGTTTGAAGATACAGCAGACAACAATGCAGGTGCAGCATATATATTTACTCGCTCTGGCACTACATGGTCTCAGCAAGCTAAATTAACAGCATCAGATGGGTATGACACTGATTATTTTGGGATAGGTCTGGCATTAGATGGAAATACAGTAGTAGTAGCGGCCTCACATGAAGATACTACTACATCTGATTCAGGTGCAGCATATGTCTTTACCCGTTCCGGCACTACTTGGTCTCAAGATAAAAAACTAAAAGCATCTAGTCCAAAGCAGGATGGGGCTTTAGGCGGCTACAACGGCAAGGGCATAGCTCTGGAAGATGATACAATTGTTTGTGGACAGCCAGGCGGCGACAGTACCAACGGCGGTGCGGCTGATATCTTCGTAGGTCCTTCATAATAGTTTTAAAAACAAGCAAAGGAGTAAAAAATGACAGCAATTAATTTAGCAGACTCTCCCTCTAATGGGGATACGGCCACGGTAAATGGAGCTACTTATACATATAATTCTAGTAATACTAGGTGGGAAGTTACAGCAGGCGCCGGAAGTAGTTTAACAACAGAACAAGTTCAGGATATTGTAGGAGACCAGTTAACTACTAATGGTTCTCACACAGGTATTTCGTTCGCATATGATGATAGTGGAGACGCAGCTATAGACGCTACTATAGGTACTTTGAATCAAAATACTACGGGATCTGCCGCTACGTTAACTACTCCTAGAGAGATAAATGGAGTTGCATTTAACGGGTCCGCAGATATAACTATACCCGCAGGAAATACTGTATATGCAACTATGGCCCTTCTAGTAGCCGCTACGGGAATGTCTACTGGAGACATGGCATATGTAACTGCAAATAATAATCTTTATCTATATACAGGTAGTGGTTGGTTTAAAGTAGCCACTGTGGAAAATAACTCCCCTAGTGCTATTACGGGGGTAGGGTCTACTACTACCTTAGCTAGTGACGGTACTGCTACAGTTATTACAGCGGTCTCTACAGACCCAGAAGGTTTCCCACTTACATGGTCTTATGCGGTCACTACGGGTTCTTTGACCAATGGAGGAGGAGCAAGTGCCACAGTCTCTCAGGCTGATAACGTATTTACTATCACTCCTACTACTAATAGTTCTTATGCAGGGACTTTTTCTATTACTTTTAGTGCTACTGATGGAACTAATGCTGTTACCGCTGTAAGTGCTTTTACATTAGCATTTACAGTTGATTGGACTAGCACTACCCAACAAACTATATTATTAGCTCCTTCTGGAGATAGAGATGCTGATGATAATTTTGGTACCTCTTGTGCGATAGACGGAAATACTGCTATTGTAGGAGCATATGGTGAACAAGCAGCATATGTCTTTACCCGCTCTGGTACTACTTGGACTCAGCAACAAAAATTAACAGGAGATGATTCAGGAAGTTCTTGGTATGGCTGGTCCTGTCATATAGACGGAGATACTGCCGTAGTAGGAGCGTATCTTAATGATATAGGATCAGATGTACAACGAGGTGCAGCTTTTGTATATACTCGTTCTGGCACTACATGGTCTTTGCAGCAAAAACTTATTAAAAGCGGTACTACTGCTGAATATGATAGATTCGGAGAAGACGTTTATATAGATGGTGATAACATAATTGTAGGAGCTAGAGGTGTTGATAGTTATAAAGGAGCAGCTTATGTTTTTACTCGTTCAGGCACTACATGGACTCAACAGCAGGAATTACAAGCCTCCGATGCCGCCGCTAATGATTCGGGCGCGATGGCCGTTGCAATATCCGGAAACTATGCGGTTTATGGAGCCCCTTATGATGATGATACTGCTACTAATACTGGTTCCGCACATGTATGGATTAGATCAGGAACTACATGGACTCATCAGCAAAAATTAACAGCTTCTGATGCGGCTCAAAACGATAAGTTCGGACTGGAGAGTGTTGATATAGATGGAGACACAATCGTAGTAGGTGCATACAATGAAAATGGTAGTGCAGGTTCCGTATATGCTTTTACTCGCTCAGGTACTACATGGTCTCAGCAACAAAAAATAGTAGCGTCTGATTCGACGGGATATGGTTATTTTGGTTCTAAATGTAGAATAAAAGGAGATTATCTTGTTGTGGGCTCTAATAATCTAAATAGTAGTAGGGGTGCTGTATATTTCTTTACTCGCTCTGGCACCACATGGTCTCAGTCTAAAAAAATGATAGATAGTAGTTCTGCTGAGAATGATAATTTAGGGATTTGGGTAGGAATGTCAGGAAATACAGTCATCGCAGGAGCTAGAGGTGTTGATGATGGGTCTACCAACAATAGCGGAGCGGCCTACGTATTTGTAGGTGGATAAAATTATTAAAAACAAGCAAAGGAGTAAAAAATGACAGCAATTGATTTAACAAATTCACCCTCTAACGGAACTACCGCTACTGTAGATGGTCGTACGTATACTTATAACTCTACTACTAGTAGGTGGGAGCTCGCGAGCTCTAGTTCTGCCAGCAGTTTATCAACAGAGCAAGTACAAGATATTGTAGGAGCTCAATTAGTTACTAATGGCTCTCATACAGGCATTTCGTTTGCGTATGATGATAGTGGAGACGCAGCTATAGATGCTACTGTAGGAACTCTAAATCAAAATACTACAGGATCTGCGGCCACTCTAACTACTCCTAGAAATATAGGTGGAGTAGCTTTTGATGGCTCCGCTGATATTAATCTACCTGGTGTTAATGCTGCAGGAACTCAAAATACTACAGGATCTGCAACTACTCTAACTACTCCTAGAAATATAGGTGGAGTAGCTTTTGATGGCTCCGCGGATATTATACCCAATATAGTAACTGATACTACTCCTCAGTTAGGGGGTCCTTTGGATGTTAATGGTCAGGATATTGTAACTGTAAGTAATGGAGATATAGATTTAGATCCAAATGGTTCCGGTGTTGTAGCATTTAAAGGAAATGCAACCAAGGGTGCGGGTCAATTTAAGTTAAACTGTGAAAATAACTCGCATGGAATAACTATTAAGGGACCTCCACATAGTGCTAGTGCTTCTTACACTTTAACATTACCTAACAATGACGGAGATGCTAATCAAGTTTTGAAAACAGATGGTTCTGGTGTATTAAGTTGGACTACGCCTGCAGCTGCAGGAGCCAGTTCGATTGACGATCTGTCAGATGCCGTGTATAACTCTACGGCACTTAGTCTTTTTCTTGGAGCAAATGCGGGCGCGGCCGTCACAAATAGTGCCAATGCAAACGTTGCAGTAGGCGTGAATGCAGGAGATAGTATTACATCTGCTAATATGAATGTACTGTTAGGTTATAACGCAGGTAATGCAATAACTACAGGCTCTAAGAACATTGTAATCGGAGGACAGGCATATAATACTACTAGTTCTAACGGCAGCCATAATATACTTATAGGCTATAATGCTGAAGCAACCAGTACTTCAACAAATAATGAGATGACAATAGGTACTGCGTCAGGGGATGGCTTAATAAATAATGTAAGAATTCCTGGCGTCGATTTTACTATGAATACCACTGCTTTACATTATGGGGCAGAAATTAGAGCAGACGGAGACGTAGTAGCTTACTATTCTTCAGATGAGAGACTGAAAGAAAATGTGCAAATAATTTCTAATGCTGTTAGTAAAGTACAACAGATTCGTGGAGTAACTTTTGATTGGAAGGATGAATACTTAAAATCTCAAGGTGGAGAAGACGATTATTTTCATAGAAAGCATGATAGTGGTGTAATTGCACAGGACGTTGAAAAAGTACTACCTGAGTTAGTTGCAGAGCGAAAAGATGGTACAAAAGCAGTAAGATATGAAAAATTGGTCGCTGTATTAATAGAGGCCGTAAAAGAACTTAAACAAGAAATAGAAAACCTAAAAGGAGAAAAATAATGGCTTTGATATCTTCTGGTCAGCTAAAATTTAGTGAAATACAAACCGAATTTGGCGGAGAAAATCCTATAGCCTTTTCGGAATACTATGGAGGAGGTACTATTCTTGGTCTGTCTGCAGGAAACAGTGGTAGAGTCATTACTAATATTCCTTTAACGGGTAAAATAAAAATGTCTAACTTCCATGGGTCGGCAAAAGGAACTGCATCTAGTTCCTCCGCGGATGTAACTATTAGTATCACTGCAGCAGGTAGCACGACGACTACTCACGGCTATAGGAATGATGGAACAACTCTTGGAAGTATCGCCAGTGGTAGTGCCACTGCATATGATGGAGCAACTATAAAAGCATTGAGAGCAGTGATGAACGTGGACTTAAAACTTAATACCGTAATATCAAGAGGTTTTGTAGTAGTGCTTTCAGGAACTAGAGCCCAAGATTTTTTTACTTCTATAGATGTAGGAAGCCAGAACCTTACCTCCTCGTTCGGAGTAGGAGGAGGTACGCACACTCAAAGCGGAGGAAATACTACATGGAGTTGGACTCCTTATATTCCCTATAATACAGGTTTAGCGGCCTGGGTAAGCTCTTCAAACGATAAGGACGTGGATTTTAATGAATAATTATACTATAGATATTATAGACAAAGTTCGTAATGATGATTTTAATATTGTATGGGAAGGGTGTAAAGAAGATGCTATGTCCGAAAGTGTTTTTTCTTGGAGTGAATTTAATGCAACCACGGAGGAAGAAAAAAAAGAAACAGCACTAACTCTTTTTCGCTCCTTTGCTTCAGATCCCGAAAGAACGGTTCTTAGAGTAGGAGAGGGCGCTAGATGTTTAGCCTTGTGTGCAGGTACTATTCAAGGAACAAATTTTGAATGGAGTATGTGGCTAGCCGGTTCAGATGCACAAAATAGCAAGGCTTGGATCTATGCGGACGAGTTTCAGCTAATAAGAGCGTTGAATAGACAAACTATGGGAACAACTACGGATACTTTTAATATGCTAAAGGGAGATACTGTAGCGAGGAGAAATGTTCAAGGTCTAATTAATGCGAACAAGTTTTCACTTGTAGAAGAAACTACTAAATCTGATAACGTAATTAGCATAAAAGTAACATTTTAAAAAATAAAAATAGTAATTACTTTATTAAAAACAAGCAAAGGAGTAAAAAATGACAGCAATTAATTTAACAAATTCACCCTCTAATGGAGACACTGCTACTGTAGGAAGTCTTACATATACTTATAACTCCACTACTAGTAGGTGGGAACTTGGCAGTCCCAGCGGTAGTGGGGCGCTATCTAATGAACAAGTGCAGGACTTAGCAGGAGCTCAATTAGCTACTAATGGTTCTCACACAGGTATTTCGTTCGCGTATGATGACAGCGGAGACGGAGCTATAGATGCTACTGTAGGAACTCTAAATCAAAATACTACAGGATCTGCAGCTACTCTAACTACTCCTAGAAATATAGGTGGAGTTGCATTTAACGGGTCCGCGGATATTAATCTACCTGGTGTTAATGCTGCAGGAACTCAAAATACCACGGGATCTGCCGTTACATTAACGACTCCTAGAGAGATAAATGGAGTTGCATTTAATGGATCTGCAGATATTACGGTACCTGCAGGCGGAGTAACAGTCTATGCAACTATGGCACTTTTAGTAGCTGTTACTGGTATGTCTGCAGGAAATATGGCGTTTGTAACTGCGAACAATAATTTGTATATGTATACAGGCAGTGGTTGGTTTAAAGTAGCTACTGTGGAAAATAATTCTCCTAGTGCTATTACTGGAGTTGCTTCTGCTACTACCTTAGCTAGTGATGGTACTGCTACAGTTATTACAGCGGTCTCTACAGACCCAGAAGGTTTCCCACTTACATGGTCTTATGCAGTCACTACGGGCTCTTTGACGAATGGAGGAGGAGCGACTGCTACAGTCTCTCAGGCTGATAACGTATTTACTATCACTCCTACAACTACTGAAGCATATGCGGGAACTTTTTCTATTACTTTTAGTGCTACTGATGGAACTAATGCTGTTACCGCTGCGAGTGCTTTTACATTAGCATTTGCATATGATTGGACTACTGCTGCTCAACAACAAAAATTAACAGGATCGACCACAACTGGTGATAGTTATGGGTACAACGTACATATAGACGGAGATACAGCTATTGTAGGTGCCCGATTTGAAAACACTGCACAGGGTGCAGCATACATTTATACTCGTTCTGGCACTACATGGTCTCAGCAACAAAAGTTAACAGCATCAGATGCACAAAATAGTGATCGATTTGGATGCGACGTAGAAATAGACGGAGATACAGTAGTAATAGGATCCATGCTTGATGACACGCAGAGAGGTGCAGCATATGTCTTTACTCGATCTGGTACTACATGGTCTCAGCAACAAAAGTTAGTAGCATCAACTCGAACTGACTACGATCAGTTTGGTGAAGCTGTAGCTATAAACGGAGATACAATTGTTGTAGGTGCCCTTTTTGAGGATAGTGGAGGAAGCAATTCTGGTACAGCCTATGTCTTTACTCGATCTGGTACTACATGGTCTCAACAACAAAAGCTAGTAGCATCAGATGCAGCAGCTAATGATCAGTTTGGAAGCAACGTAGCTATAGCCGGGGATACAATTGTTGTAGGAGCTCTTTATGAAGACGCTGGAGGAAGCAATGCGGGTGCAGCATATGTCTTTACTCGATCTGGTACTACATGGTCTCAGCAACAAAAGCTAGTAGCATCAGATGCAGCGGCTGATGACCGGTTTGGAAGCTCATCAAGCATAGATGGAGATACAATCGTTGTGGGTGCAGTTAATGAAAATAGTCAGGCGGGTTCAGCATATGTCTTTACTCGATCTGGTACTACATGGTCTCAGCAACAAAAAATAGTAGCGTCTGATGCAGGAGCCCATGACTGGTTCGGAATAGACGTTGATATAGAAGAGGATACAGTTGTTGTAGGAGCCTACGGTGACGATTCTGGAACTACTCAAAATGGTGAAGGTGCAGCATATATCTTTACTCGTTCTGGCACTACATGGACTCAGGATAAAAAAATAGTATCATCAACTAGATCAACCAATGCTTATTTTGGGTACCATGTAGCTCTGCAAGATAATTCAATTATTGTAGGAGCCTGGGGTGAAACTAGCCAGACTGGTGCAGCATATGTCTTTACCGTATGATAATAATTTTAAAAGAAGCAAAGGAGTAAAAAATGACAGCAATTGATTTAACAAATTCAAATACTGCTACTGTAGATGGTCGTACGTATACTTATAATTCTACTACTAGCAGGTGGGAGATTACCACGGGTAATAGTGCCGGCTTAACAACAGAGCAAGTACAAGATGTCATAGCTGCTCAATTAGCTACTAATGGTTCTCACACAGGTATTTCGTTCGCGTATGATGACAGCGGAGATGGAGCCATAGATGCTACTATAGGTACTCTAAATCAAAACACTACAGGAACCGCTGCTACATTAACTACTCCTAGAAGCATAGGAGGACCTTCATTTGATGGCTCCGCGGATATTAATCTACCTGGTGTCAATACTACAGGAAATCAAAATACTAGTGGTACTGCTGCTACATTAGCTACTCCTAGGGAGATAAATGGAGTTGCCTTTGATGGGTCTGCAGATATTACCATACAGGGAGGTGATCCTACAATTTATGCAACGATGGCTCTTCTAGTAGCTGCTACGGGAATGTCTGCTGGTGATATGGCGTTTGTAAGTGCAAATAATAATCTTTATCTATATACAGGTACGGGTTGGTTTAAAGTAGCTACTGTGGAAAATAACTCTCCTAGTGCTATTACAGGAGTTGCTGCTGCTACTACTTTGGCTGATGACGGGACTGCTACAGTTATTACAGCGGTCTCTACAGACCCAGAAGGTTTTCCACTTACATGGTCTTATGCAGTCACTACAGGCTCTTTGACCAATGGAGGAGGGGCGACTGCTACAGTCTCTCAGGCTGATAACGTATTTACTATTACTCCTACAACTACCGAAGCATACGCGGGTACGTTCTCTATTACTTTTAGTGCTACAGACGGTGTTAATGGTGCTGTTACTGCTGCGAGCGCTTTTACATTAGTATTTACAGTTGATTGGTCTTCTATAAGTCAACAACAAAAAATTATTGGTGGCGGTGCTACTGCGGTGGCTATTGACGGTAATACAGCCGCATTCTCAGATTGGAGTAATTCACAAGTCAAAATTTATACTCGCTCTGGTACTACATGGTCTCTAGAGGATACAGTGACAGTAACAGGTGGAAACAGTCAATACATAGGTGATAATGATAATATTAGAATATCAGGAGATACTATTGTTGCAGGTGCTTCTCGTTATGACACTAGTAACCCCTACTCCAGTAATGAGGGTTGCGCTTATGTTTTTACTCGCTCTGGTACTACATGGTCTCAGCAAGCGTTATTAACAGCGTCAGATGCAGGGCCTAGTGATTATTTTGGAACTTCGGTAGATATAGATGGTGATAGTATTATAGTAGGGGCTCCGGAGTGGGATCAAGGAAGTAACTATAATGTTGGCTCTGTATATATCTTTACTCGCTCTGGTACTACATGGTCTCAGCAGCAAAGGATTAATCCTACTTCACAGTACGGCGATGAAGCCGGTTCGGGGGTAGGGATATCAGGGGATACAATTGTTATAGGGGGCGATGAAGCGGGGGCCAGTCAATACGCAAATACTGGTAGAGCCTGGGTATATGTTCGTTCAGGAACCTCCTGGTCCTTTCAATCTACTTTAATACCTTCAGATGTGAGTACTACTCCGAACAACGCAACCAAGTTTGGTAAGTCTGTTGCTATTGATGAGGATACAATTGTGGTGGGCGCATGGGAAAATGATACAGTTTATGTTTTTACCCGTTCCGGAACCACATGGACTGAAGAACAAAAAATTAAGCCAGGGTACGGTTCTGGAGAAGATTTTGGATGGTCAGTAGCTATAGATGGAGACGATATAATTATAGGTGTAAGAGAGTATGATACTTCCGGATTTGTTCATGATGGCGGCGCAAATATATACCAAAGATCTGGAACCACATGGTCAAGTGAAAGCTTTCTTACGTCATCAGATAAACAAAATAGTGGAAAATTTGGGTACTCTGTAGCTATTTCCGGAAGTACAGTAATTGTAGCAGCTTCTGGTGAAGGCGATTCATATATTTGGGCTGCTTAAATAAAAAGACCCCCGAAAAAGGGGGGTCTTTTACAGCTTACTCTTCTTCTACAGGCTCAAATTCAGGTTCTTCAGGCTTTTCAAAGTCCTCTACCAACATATTGACAAATGCTTCTTTTGCAACTTTAATTTGATGTAATTTAGCATTGTGTTGTTTTTCTTGGCTTTCTAAATCTTGAATCTGTGCAACGTAGTACTTTTGCGTAGCATTAAGTTCTGCTATAGGTTTTTGTACTCCGTTTATAGAAACTGAAGGTTCTTCCTGTTCAGTAGTATTTTCTGTCGTCATTATAATGTCCTTGTATTATACAATTTCACATGCTCCACCCACGCAGGCAAGCTCTTGTGATCCGGTTGTGTTGTCTTCTTTTTCGAATTGAGATAGCTCTTCCCAATCCACGTTTTGTGGCATAGCCGCCACTAGGCTTTCATATTGACTTTCATCAATATCTTCATAAGGGGCTTGTTGATATACGTGGTCACTAGTCGGTAATAGACTAATGCCTGAACATAAATCAAAGTTATCCCATATCCATTGTGCTACCTTAAAATACTCACTATCAGTGTAGTATACGGTTACACTCGGCTTGTGTTCACACCAATGATTTTGGTATGTTTTCCACAAAGCTAGCTGTTCCATAGCTCCCACTTCTTTCACACAAGTACTAGACTCGGGTGCCTTTACTGGAAAACTAAATACCACAGAAGAGGGCGACATAACGTCTTGCTCTACTGGGAATCCTGCTTGTTCCATATAGACTGCAAGTGGATCTTTTTTGTCTGAACGTACTCTGCGAATGTAATGCTTAGAAAAGCGAGGGTGAATGCCGGAAGCAGAGTCAACAAGCTGAGAAACAGTCCCACTAGGCTTAACACAAGTAATAGCTGCAGAAGCATTAACCCCAAGTTTTTCAGCCCACTCTTTATTAGTTTGAATACTAACATTTCGCATCTCCTCTAACCATGCTGCAAGTTCGGGATTGTTAGCATCTCCCAGAACTGCATGATCCATAATACCTGTTAAACTTACGCCTAACAGAGCCTCTTCTTCAGTATTGCGCTTCCAACGCACCCGCAGATACCTAAAATCAGTAAGAGTAGACTGTAGAGTACCAATAATGGTAGCTTTACGAACTTTCTCTTTTAAAGTTTCAAGCGTATCATCTGCACGCACAACTACTT